AGCACCACCTGTGTCTCATCACCTTAACCAGCAGTTGCCAGTAAGTTTATTCAGTCACTCCCATGTTGCGTCCAACATTTATATTATAATACCTTACTATTTATATGTCAACCCCTTCATCTAAATCTTTTTCTACCTTCTTTATCGTATCATCTAATTGCTGAAAAAACTTATCCATACCTGTCATTTCCTTAAAACCAAACATCTGTGCTGTGTCTAATATATGCTCTTTGACTTGCACAGCTTCTGGGTCATCTGATAATGATACACGGAAGAAGAATAACTTTTGCTTTTCTAAGAATAACTTCAACTTTCTCACATAATCTTTTTTCTCATCGTCACTAAGTATTCTAGGACTTGACATGGTATGTGCTAGGTCATCTTGTATCTCTGCAAGCTCTGCGAGTGCTGCTCTTACCTGTGCTGATTTAAAAAATTCATTCATCAATTCTTCCTCTGTACTTGTTCAATTAAATATTTTTTATATTGTAGCATACTAATATTTAGAAATGGAATATACTTCTTTATTTTTAAACTGACGGATTCCCACACTGGGTCAATCAATTTACTATCGTGTTCTTTGACATATGAGAAGATATTCTCATAGATAATCATCTCTTCGATTGATATATTACTTGAAAGATGTTCTTTTAATATTGGTGAGTGGCCTTTCTTACAAGAAAAAAACTCCTCGATATCATATTCTTGCACTATGCGATCTGCGTTACTCTTAAACACCTCAAACAAATTATCCATTTGTTCTGACCATTTAGTATATGTTTTCTCTCCGCTATCAATAATCAATCCTATCCATACACCTTGGGGATCAAATGTCTGAGTGAAATTTGCAAGAAAGAAGTTTTGTATCTCCTGTTCTGTTTTCTTTCTTGACATTCTTTCAAAGAAATATCTATCCTTTCTCTTATGAAAGGCCGCAGTGGATGCTCTGGAACGACCACGATACTTGAAGTAATCATACTTCTCTTTTGTAAAGTGGTTTTTGAATGCCAGATAAGTTTTGTATACTTCAATCGGGGTCAAATAATTATAAAGGTAATTTTGCTCTGGATGTTTTCTTCATGAAGTTTAATTGTTGTGCATCATATTTTAATTTCTCTTTCAAAGGTTTTGAAATTAATTTTGACACAGCATCTACCTCTATCTTGTTCTCTTCACAAAAGGTGATAATAGCATCGATATAATTAAAGTTGTTTTCTTTAACTATCTTCTCTACCTCTTCTGCAAATCTTGCTTGACAAAGGAACTTCTCCTTCATGATGTCATCAACTTTAGTTGCCATATTCTCTTGTTTTATGTTCGACAAATTTTTTAATGTATCTGGTAAGAAGTTTAATATACTCACCTTTGTCTCGCTTTTCGTAGACTTTGCATTCTCCATTTTCAGCTACCATAATAGTGATCAATTTTTTAACTGGAATACCAGTCATTTCATAGTACATACATGCGTATGCTGTCTCTTGAACAAAATAGTTCTCGATCCATTCTTCGGGTTTAATTTTGGTTGAAGTCTTAAAGTCTATTACTGCAAGTTCTCCATCATACTCTGCTATGCAATCAACTCGGCCTGCAAGACCAAAGTAATCACTATATAAAGATTTCTCTAAAGCATGTATGTTATCTATACGATCAAGAAGTTTCTTAGATTGTAAAAATAAAAACTTGGTAGAAGGAAGAACATTATCTATCTTGTTAATGTCTTCATTTTTTAAATAGTGTTCAACCAAATCATGATACTTAGTTCCTCTAAATGTAGATTCTCTAGTTATCTTATTTGCCTTTTCATCACCAACTCTTTTTCTCCATTCATAAAATATTTCACGATTGTAGAAACTTGTAACTGATGTGATGGATGGATATAACTTCCCAGATGGAACTTTATAAAAACGAGTTCCATCGATACTAGTTGCTTCTAAGTCAGCTTCACCTTTCAAATAATCTAAATGTTTAAACATCACATACCCAGAGCAATTTTAGTGAGAAGATAATTTCGGACAAGTCCAGAACGAACGATATCATCAATACCAAATTCAATTGATTCGAAATCATCAGTCATTGATAGAATGATTTTTTTAAAATCTAGAATTCCGTTCCTTTCGTTGGTCTTTACAAGATCAGTTTGTGCAGCATCACCACAGAAAATAATCTTACAATTTTCACCAACTCTTGTTATTATACTATCTAATTCATGAAAATTCAAGTTTTGCATTTCATCTATTAATAAAATAGCATTATCCATCGTTGTACCACGAATGAATGAAGTAGACCAAAACCCAACTGTCTCCTGAGTTTTAAGTGCACCATAAAGCATATCAAAGTCTTGATCAGATGGCATCTCAAACATATACTTTACCATATTCTTATATGGAATCTGATATAAGAATGACTTGTCCTCGTGATCACCTGGTAAAAATCCAATCTCCCTCGTAGATACAAGAGAGCGAACTACATATACTTTTTCATATGGAGTTATTGGATTTAATACATCTCGTAAAGCAAGATATAATGCTACGAATGTTTTACCCGTTCCAGCTGCACCATAGGCAAAAATATTTTTACCTTTATCATATGCTTCAAAGAACCTTTCTTGATTCTTTGTCAATGGTTTAATATCAACCATTGCATCTGTGTTAATTGGTTTCTTTCTTTTCAACTGTTTGTTACTCATACTACCAATTCCCGAAGAGTTTCCGTTTCCGTTTCCGTTTCTTTTTTTAGCTGGCATTAGAATGAATAGTCCCTATTTTTACGAACAGTTGAACCTGGTTGCTTTGATGCTCTATCTAAGACTTCATTCCAACCAGAAGATGCTGCTGCTCCTGTCCACCTAAACATTTCCTGAGTTGATGCAACTCCAGCATTCCAATCTTTATCCCAATCGGGATTGTCTTTTCTCCATTGTTCGTAATCTTTCATAGTCATAGAGAGTTCTTTCTTCTCTCTTGACTCTTTATGTATTACTGGGTATGTTGGCATAAGTTTTTTAAGTTTTGTAAAGTTATTTAGTCCCATTCAAGGGCTTCGGACACAGAGGGAAACTGTTCGGTAAACACCTTTCGACATGCCTCTGCGATAACCATGTGTTCTTTTTGTGTTCCATGTGCTGATCTTAGATTAATATAATGAATCCAAGAACGACAAGAACCTGTCATGTAGATCTTTGTCGGAGTGCAAAGTGGTAATACCATTCGAGCACATTCTTTTGCCACTCCTTCTTCAATCATTTGATTATATAATGCTTGTGAAGAACTAAACAAAGTAATCATCTGACGATTCAATTTATCGACAACCTTCTCATCAAGATCATCTATGCTGTTTTGACGATTCTTTGTATCTTGTCTACGCAACTCTGGTAATTCAATCTCACCCAACTGATTACTCTTTGCATATCGTTGAGAAAATTCTTGGAATGTAAAACTACGATGCCTTAGAATTTGTGCTGCGATTGCACGAGTGGTTTCGATCTCAAGAGTCATCGATGATTGCTCAAATACTGACCAATGATTATGTTTAATACAATACTTCAACAATCCTGCATAGTTTGGATTATCTTGATTGTCTGGATTAGACACTCTGGCAATATGTGCCATTGTTTTTTCTGCATCGGGTGTGATGCTTATTAGATTGACGGTCATGATTTAGCCGTCATCATCTTCGAATACTTCGTCATAGTCCTGTATACCTCCTTTAGTTTCTTCATACTTAAATGAGTCCAGATAACTTGTAGCATCAGCATAAACTTCTGATTTAAGAGACTCAAGAACATTTTCTAAATCATGAATGATTGCTTTTAGTTTTGCCTTCTCCATAGTAGAGTTTAGTTTTATATATTATAGCATAAAAAAGAAGGGGATCAACCCCTTCGTTTTATTTTCCATATAGAAATTGAATTTCAGCATTTATGATTGTGAGAAAGATAGCAGATGCTACCAATATCTCTAGAGTTTCAATCATTTAACACTTGTAAGTTCTTTCTTTTGACTTACACCACGGTAAGTTAGATCGACCTTCTTTGTTTGCTGTCCTCTATTTCTATCGGTGTCGTATACAACACCACGGTATGTGACTTTTGCCATTTGGTTTCTCCTAAAGTAGTTGGAAATTTACACCTTTAACTCTTTCGAGTGATCCGTGTTCCCGTTCCTTCAGTCGGCTTTTGCGTCCTCAAAACATACTGGATCAGTATGTGCAATAATTACTCTAGTCATCTCTAACCTGTTAGGGTCAAAAGGTCTAACTAAAGACAGCAACTCATTGGCATCTGCACAATTAAGTGGAGAACCGAGTAATACTAATTTCATTAAAATGTTATACATGAGGATGAACGAACCCGTTCCGAGTCGGCTTACTTGCGTCCAATGATATAAGCATCACAATCACCTGACACCTTAGTTCTCAAGTAATCTATAAGATACTCGTGAGCATCAGAGTTAAGATTCTTATCACTAAGTATCTCAATTCTGTTGCGGTTCCAATCCAAACAAGACATTTCCCAGTGGGAAGCGTTGTGTTCAGTTAGAAGTGATGCCAGTAGTGTGAATTCTATCATCGGATGAACGACATGTGTTTATATTAACACATTCACATTATATAGGCAAGCAGTTATGTAAATTATGTTACATTTTTATCTTCTTTTAATAAGTTAGAGATAGTTTTCTCATTTCCATCCATAACCTTAATTTCGTATAAAGAAGATCGCATATATTTCTGCAATTTTTTATATTTTTTCTTTATATTCTTGATCTCATCTGCATTTACATCAATGTTCATTTTCTTTTTGCCTTCTTTTTAGGTGCAGTTGTTTTTGTCTGTCCATCATAAGTCTTTGGATGAATAATACCCTTTGTCCATTCAATTCCCTTGACATTTTTATACTTATCATAATAAGCATCAAACACATCGACTTGTGCAGATGCCCTTACAATGTCGTACTTCAATTCATCTTTGTCATTATAACTAACAACAAAAGAATCTGAGGGCAACTTCTTGTCATCTGCCTTGTCTCGTTGACATTTCTCAAATAGCAATTGAATTTTATCGTCAGTCATTATCATCTAACCCCCCAAACGATATCAGGATACGCTTCTATCACATTTTCTTTTGTTATCTTATACTTATCGTATAATTTTTTATCTTTCATAAGACATAAAATTTCAGCGTCAAGTGGATGAAGACCTTCAAGAATCTGAATGAACATAGTTTCTCTACGAAGAGATTTCAACGCATCATTACCACCTCGAATGAAGTTATACAATTTAGTCCACTCTTTACGGAGGGTAGTGCGACCTCTTTTCATGTCAGTCGCATTTCCCATAGAAACTGTATCGTTATACTCCATAGTTCCTACAAGTTGATTTACTTTAGTGCTCAAAGATCCAGAACTTATTTGTTCATCCTTTAAACTAGAGTAAGGAACTTCTCCCTCTGGAAGTAATGATATAACACTATCATCATAATTCCAAATGAATATTGCCTTGATAGACTCATGTTCATATTTTTTTAGAACCTCTACTTTTTTGGCATTTGATCTCTGC